TGAAAGATACGGACAATATAATGTAATGGACAACGACAGTGAGGTAAATGCCGCATTAGATATACTTGCAGAATTTTGTTCACAACAAAACGACCAAAACAAAACATCATTTAAAATTAATTTTAAACAAAAAGCAACTAATTCAGAAGTAACTGTTTTACAAAAATACTTACAGCAATGGTGTAAATTAAATGATTTCGGAACTAAAATGTTCCGTATATTAAGAAACGTGTTTAAGTTTGGTGATGCATTTTTCATTAGAGATCCTGAAACGAAAAAATGGTTCCATGTTGATCCTGCAAAAGTAACACGTATTATTGTAAATGAATCTGAAGGTAAAAAGCCAGAACAATATATTATAAGAGATGTAAACTTAAACTTTAGAGAACAAGTTGCAACAACACCTTACACAACAAACGGTAACGTTACTGGAGGCGGTGACGGATACTTAACAGGTGGTGTGAGAGGTATGGTTGGAAACGCACAACAACAAAGCGGAAGTAGATTTGGTACAGAACAAAGAGAAGTTGCCATTGATGCAGAACACATTGTACATTTAAGTTTAAGTGAAGGATTAGATAATAACTTTCCATTTGGTAACAGTTTATTAGAATCTATTTTCAAAGTTTACAAACAAAAAGAATTATTAGAAGATGCAATTATAATCTACAGAACACAAAGAGCACCAGAACGTAGAGTGTTTTACATTGACGTAGGTAATATGCCATCACACTTGGCTATGCAATTTGTAGAACGTGTAAAAACAGACATACACCAAAGACGTATTCCAAGTGCTACAGGTGGCGGAACTAACGTTATTGATAGTGCATACAATCCACTTTCTATTAACGAAGATTATTTCTTCCCACAAACAGCAGAAGGTAGAGGTTCTAAAGTAGATACACTACCAGGTGGTACTAACTTAGGTGAAATTGATGACTTGAAATATTTTACTAATAAACTTGTTAGAGGTTTACGTATTCCAAGTTCATACTTACCAACAGGACCAGATGATGGTGCAACACAGTTTCAAGATGGTAGAGTAGGTACTGCATACATTCAAGAATTAAGATTCAATACATACTGTCAACGTTTACAAGGTTTAGTAACAGAAGAATTTAATCAAGAATTTAAACGTTACTTACTAGAAAAAGGTATTAACATTGATACTGCTATGTTTGATATTAAAATGCAACCACCACAAAACTTTGCAAGTTACAGACAATCAGAATTAGACAATGCAAGAGTAGGTACATACACGCAAATGGCGGCAGTACCTTATATGTCAAATAGATTTGCTATGCAACGTTTCTTAGGTTTAACTGAAGAAGAGATTGCACAAAATGAACAGTTGTGGAGAGAAGAGAATGATGAAAATCTAACTCCTCCGCCAACTGATGCATCTGCAGAACTTAGAGGTGCAGGTGTAAGTGCGGCAGGTATAGGTGCAGACTTAGGTGGCGCAGGCGCAGGTGAAGATGTTGATCCTAATGCAGAAGCACCAGCACCAGAAGATGGTGGTTCAGCACCAGCACCAGACACAGCAACAGGCGGTGGTACTCCTCCGGCAGGCGGAACACCTCCAGCATAGGATAAATAATTTTATGATACTACGTGAAATATTTTATTTTGATAAAGAAACACTTCAGCCTGTTGAGAATGATGCATATGATCCATCATTTGATGACAGTATTGTTTCACGTGACGACACCCGCAAGACAAGATTAACACTACGCCAAATCAATAAGATGCGTAAAGCATCTGAGGTACATAAAAAGGAGCAGGTTAAGGAATTAGATTTCGTACGTCAAATGTATGGAATTGCCGCTAACGCAGAAGCAGGTGTTTAGTAATGTCAATAGCATTCGTGATAGGTAATGGTACCTCACGCAAACCAATAGATTTAAATCAACTTAAAACATTCGGAAAAATATATGCCTGTAATGCGGTATATAGAGAAATGAATCCTGACTATCTAGTTGCAGTAGATAGTAAAATGATTACAGAGATTAATAGATCACAATATCAGATAAATCACGAAGTTTGGACCAATCCTAACAAACTATACAAAGGATTTCACAAATTTAATTACTTCAAAGAACCATTAGGGTGGTCTAGCGGCCCCACAGCACTATGGTTAGCATCTAACCACAAAGAGTATGATCCACACATTGACCATAATCACATCTTTATCCTGGGGTTTGACTACCGTGGATCAGGGGGTTTGATAAATAATTTGTACGCAGACACAGAAAATTATAAGAAAAGCACAGATCCTGAAACATATCACGGAAACTGGGCAAGACAAACAGGAATTGTAATACAACGAAATTATACTAAAAAGTACACAAGAGTAACCGAGTTTAAATCCGACTATTGTCCAGACGGTTTGCAACAAATGGGCAATTTGAACCATATGACCGTACAGGAATTTATGGAATATTTCAAGATTTCATAAATCCGAATGAAAAAACGGTCGTTTTGACGCCATTTAACCTACTTTTTCCCTATTAACCATAAATATTATTGACGGCCTTACCATATCTAAACAACAGGAGAGAAAAAATGGCAGATCAATCTAAATTTGAAGCGATGCTAGAAAAGTTAATCGCGGATGACCGTACGGGTGCGGAAGAACTATTTCACGAAATAGTTGTTGAAAAATCCAGAGACATTTACGAAAATCTTCTTAAAGATGATGTTGAAGAAGTAGAAGTTGATGAGGCTTCTAAAGAAGACGCAAAAGAAGAAGATAAAGTAGAAGAAAAAACAAAAGAAGACGCTGAAGACAAAGTTGAAGAGAAAACTGAGGAATCAGAAGATGAAGCAGTTGAAGAAGCATCTGAAGATAAAGCAGATGAAGAAAAAACTGACGAAGCAACTAAAGAAGACGACGAAAGCGTTGACGAAGATATCACTGACGAAGTTGTAGAACCAGCGATTGAAGGCGATGATGACATGGGTGGCGATGCCGCAGATGCTATGATCGGCGATATTGAAATGGGCGACAAAGAAGGCGGTGACGATGAAGATAAAGAAGATCTTGAAGACAGAGTAGCAGATCTTGAAGATACTTTCGACGACCTTAAAGCAGAATTTGATGCAATGATGGACGAAAAAGGCGAAGACGGTGACGACGACGCTGAAATGGACGCAGATGCAGAAGATGAAGGCGAAGAGGGCGAGGAAGAGAAGGAAGACGAAGCAGTAGTTATTGCTCCTGAATCCGATCTTGAAGCAGAAGCACCAGCATTTGAAAGCAAAGACCAAGTTGATGTTATGAGAGAATATGTTAACAAAGTAACACCTAAAATGGGTGACAACGGCGATAACACTAAATCTCCAGTAGCAGGTAAAAACGACATGGGCGGAGATGCTTCTAATATTGCTGGCGGCGGCGAAGAAACTGGCGGAAAAGCAGATTCACCAAAAGAGGACAATGCAGGTAATGTAAATGTTCCAGGTGGTAAGGCTTCTAAGTCAATGAAGGCTTCAAAAGGCCATGGCGCAGAGAAAAAAGGCGCAGGCGAATCAGGTGCTGATAAAAAATCAACTATCGGCTCCTAATATAAGTGTAAAGGACTTGAATGGTGTTTACATTAACTGAAAACCTAAGTTTCGACCAGGCTAAAATAGTCGTTGAAGCAACGGAAAACAAAGATGGGGGCAAAGACCTTTTTATGAAAGGTATTTGCATACAAGGTGGTGTGCGTAATGCAAACCAACGTGTTTACCCTGTTACCGAGATTGGAAGAGCCGTCCAAACGCTCAACGATCAAATAGAAGGTGGTTACTCGGTACTAGGTGAAGTAGATCACCCTGAAGGACTTAACATAAATTTAGACCGTGTGTCGCATATGATTACTAATATGTGGATGGATGGTCCAAATGGTTACGGAAAACTAAAAATATTACCAACCCCTATGGGATCTCTAGTTAAAACAATGTTGGAAAACGGAGTTAAACTTGGAGTATCTTCTAGGGGATCTGGTAACGTAAGAGAAGACGGAAGCGGCGAAGTGAGCGACTTTGAGATAATCACTGTTGATGTTGTCGCTCAACCAAGTGCTCCAGGTGCCTACCCAACACCAATATATGAGCATCTCATGAATACCAGGGGTGGGTATAAGGCACTACAATTAGCACGTGAAGTTCAAGGCGATAGAAAGGCTCAAGATTATCTAAAGGGATCTTTAATTAACATTATTAAAGGTTTACAGTAATAGGAGAAACAAATGTTGGAAGCACTGAAATCACTCTTTGAAAATAATGCTATTTCCGAAGAAATCAGAGCCGAAATCCAAGAAGCATGGGACAAGCAAGT